GCTTGTCCAAATTGGTGGTAATGCTAATGGTACTGGTGGTACGATTTACCCAATCCTTAGCAGTGCAATCAATGGAGCTGGTTATGATGTAACTATCTCCAATCCTGATCCAAATGATCTTAGTTCTAACCTTGGTCTTGCTGCAGATCTGACTAATGGTACTACTGTAAGGTTCTTCCTTCGTTCTCTTATTAGTACTGGTGGTCATACATTTGAGTATGTAGGTTCCGGTACTGACTATCGTGGCCTCCCTGATTATGGTGGTGTTGCTGTTGATGCAAACCAAGTTAAGAACCTGAATGACGGTAAGGTATGGCAATCTAGTACTGACCAAAACGGTCTATTTAAGGTTGGAGATACCTTTTCTGTTAATCAAAAGACTGGTGTTGTAACAATTCCTGCTGCTGCGTCTAGCGGTGTGCAGAAAACTGCTGCAACAGGTTCTGCCATTATTCCGACTGGTTCAACTGGTCAGCGTGACGTTTCCCCTGCTGCTGGTTACTTCCGCTTTAATACTACTGATGGTAGTTTTGAAGGTTATGACGGTACTTCTTGGGGTTCTGTTGGAGGTGCTACTCCTGCCGGTGTGTCTGGTTCTATTCAGATCAATGACGGTGCAGGTAATCTTGGTGATGTTACTGACTTTAAGTGGGACACTGCCAACACTGAGCTTGACATCCCTGGTGATATCAACCTTGATGATGGTGGTACTTATACCACTACGATTCAAAGCATCACGGCTACTGCTGATCGTTTTATTAGCTTCCCTGATGCTACTGGTGTAGTTGCTCTTGTTCAAGGCATCAACGGTGCTGTCCAGTTCAACAATGCTGGTGTTAGTGGTGGTGGAAACCTTGGTTATAGTTCTACTGCTGGAACCTTTGGTTATATCTCTGGCAGTGGTACTGTAACTCAAACGACCAATAAAAGCACTGGTGTAACACTTAATGCTCCATGCGGTCGCATCACAATGAACGGAGCAGCATTATCTGCAGATACCACGGTCACTTTTACCCTTACTAATAGTTCAATCGGGGCAAATGATTTGTTGGTTTTAAACCACGTTAGTGGTGGTACAGCTGGGTCTTATTTACTTAATGCTCAAGCTGCTGCTGGTTCTGCCAGCATCAATGTCCGCAACATCACAGCGGGTTCACTCAGTGAAGCTATTGTTATCGGTTTCGCTATCATCAAATCTTAAAGGAGACTTTTATTATTATGACTCAATTTACTATTGACATCCCCGATGAATTGCTGCCTGCTTTGGCGGCGGAATTCAGCACTGTTCAAAGCAGTACAACTGCCACTACGGCTGAAGAATATTTTGCAGCGAGTGTTGTAGAGACAGTAAGACAACGTGCTGAGTTGTATAAAGTTGGTCCTTATTTTGCTGGTGTAGTGGAACCTCGTTTCCTTGTTGATGGACGTGGCAACCCGAACTATACCGGACCTGATGCTATTCCTTATGTCGTTGTTTACCCCACCGATAATGATGGCGTGGGGTGGACTGACGGAGATCAATGGACGGACCCGTTGACTGATATTGTCCATGAGTTCACTGATGGTGTGTGGGCTGAACCACAACCGGTTGTAGACGGAGGTGACGTATGACGTTGGTATGGGCGTCCTCGTTTAGTACGCAGGTGTCAGATCCTGACGCCCAAGCCTACATCGAAGCAGTTGAAACCCAAGATACCCAACCACTTGAAGTTGGGGTAGCACGCGCTATCAATACCTTTGTCTTGGGTTGTAAAGCTGACGGGATTTGGGACGCTATTAAGGCGTCCTGTATCCTTGCTGGTGCTAGGACTTTGAGTGGGGCGTTGGTTCCGTTAAAGGGGGCTGCGCCTACTAACAACAATTTTGTATCTGGTGACTACAACCGGGAGACGGGGCTGAAGGGGGATGGGAGTACGAAGTATTTGGATAGCAACAGAAACAACAATGCTGATCCGCAGAACAACAGGCACCTTTCATTCTACTCTTCCACGGCTCCATTTTCGAATCCGATTGGCTGCCTCGGCGTAGGAAGTAGCTATATTGCTGGTTCGTACACTTCCCTAACCGATGCCAATGGGCGATCAGGATTTACAACATCAAATACGGGTTTTACAGGTGCTTCACGATCACAAGCAAGTGGATACACAAGAAGAACAGGTGCGGTCAATTACTCCGTCTCGCAAGCAAGCATTTCGCCTAATTCCGTAAATATTGATATTTTCCGTCTAGGAGTCTACTTTTCTTCAAATAGATTAGCCTTCTACTCCATCGGCGAATCCTTGGACCTCGCTTTACTTGACAACCGAGTTTCAACCCTTATGACAGATATAGGAGCTGCAATACCATGAGCCCGATTTCTATTCCTGGGAAGGTGACGTTGAAGAACGAATCAGTGGCTGCTGATCCTTACTACAACAATGTCTCCCTTCTCCTCCACGGCGACGGCACCAACGGCAGCACCACGATTGTGGACAGCAGCCCGAGTCTAAAGACGGTGACGGCAGTTGGCAACGCGCAGATCAGCACAGCGCAGAGCAAGTTTGGCGGGGCAAGCATTCTATTCGATGGGAACGGGGATTACTTAACTGCTGTAGACGATGCAGGATTTAGATTTGGGACCAGCGACTTTACGGTAGAAGCATGGGTTTATGAAGTTGCGCGATCTTCTTTCCTCGCTAATATTGTCGGCAACGGATTCTACGACGGGTCTAAAGACAATGGGTGGAATGTGGACATTCTGTCAACCGGGATTGCTCGGTTTTATACTAGCGGCTCAGGTCAAACCTTTGAAATTGTGTCATCTGGCACAACTGTTGTGCCCTTAAATACATGGACACACCTTGCCGCTGTGCGAAACGGGAGTACTTTGACGCTATACCTGGATGGCGCGGCGGAGGGCTCAATCTCGTCTACGCAAGACGAGAATTGGACTGGTGCAAATGCAATACTAAAAGTCGGAACGGTAGGAATTTATCAAGGGCTGGGACTTTCTCAGTATTCTTTGAATGGCTACATAGACGACCTCCGCATTACCAAAGGCGTCGCAAGATACACCAGTAACTTCACCCCACCAACTGCGCCGTTCCCGGAGGTGCTGGGATGACCTACACAAACCACGACCCACTAACCACTGCCACTTGGAGGTCTGCGGTGGCTATAGTATCCACGCCAATCGGGTTTTTTATGTTACGCAAACCTTTGCGTAGCGCATCACAAATTCGCAAGGAGGTGTTGCGATGACCTGGAAAGTAACTAATTCACAGGACTACGCACCTAAGTACGTCCGTTATTTGATCAACACCGAAGCAGTGACGCCAGGTACTGTTACTTACGACTTCCGTATAGTGATTGGCACAGTTGACATTGATTGGGGTGATGGCACGTCTAACACTGGTGTTAATACAAACACCACTCACACCTATTCAAGTCCTGGTTATTACGTTGTAACGATCAGTCAAAACGGTACTAGCACCTTCAGACCTGATATTGGTTTACAGGAGATTAGTGTTGAGCATGAATCGGTAGAAGGTGGTGGGTTTTGGGATAACAGTATGGCAAATGCAGCCGACGGCGCAATAAATTTGAAGCGGTGGGGCTCAGTTGATCTGGGTAACGCGACAAGCTTCTATCAGAGTTGGTATGGTTGCTCCAGCCTTACTAGCTTTCCGTTGATTGATACTTCAAGTGTGATAACCTTTCAAGAAACTTGGCGCGACTGCTCAAGCCTTACTAGCTTCCCGTTAATTGATACTTCTAGTGGGACCAACTTTTCCAATGCTTGGAATGGTTGCTCCAGCCTAACTAGCTTCCCGTTGATTGATACTTCTAGTGGGACTAACTTCAGTCAAGCTTGGAACAACTGCTCCAGCCTCACGAGCTTCCCGCTGCTTGACACATCTAACGCGACAAACCTCAGTAGCGCTTGGGCTTTATGTTCCAGCCTTACCAGTTTCCCGTTGATCAATACTTCTAGTTGTACAACCTTTTATAGGTCTTGGCGGAAATGCACCAGCCTTGCTTCTTTTCCGGCTATTGATACTTCTCTTGGCGGAGACTTTCAGTTGACATGGGAGCAAAATGCTTTTAGCACTTTCCCTGCCTTAAACTTTTCCTCTGCAACT